TCCTTGGTCGGTCGAGGGCTATCAGCTAATGGCCTTTTTAGAATCCCGTCTGCCGGTTGGCGTCACCTACGGATCACAGGGCGGTCCTGGGTATAACACCAGGATAGTAACCTCTGCATCAGGTCATGAAGACCGCAACGCAAACTGGAGTTTCGCCCGCCACACTTTTGAATGGCAAACCAGTGCAGTAACTGAACCAGATATGGAACAGTTGAGAATATTCTTCCATGCGTTGAAAGGTTCATGGGCTGGGTTCAGGGTACGAGATGAACGCGATTACAAGTCCTGCCTGAAAGCAGATGACCCAGCCTATGATGACCAAATACTCGGAGTAGGTGACGGTGTGGAGGATACATTCCAATTAAAAAAGACCTACACATACGGTGCGTTGAGTGCAGAACGAACTATTCAAAAGCCGGATGCAAACTTTACACCGCTGGTCGGTGTTTTAGGGTCTGCGAGGCTTGAAGCAGATGCGACCTACCCTTGGTCATGGGACAGTACAACTGGTGAAATAACTTTTACTTCAACCGTTCCTCCGTCCGGGAATGTAACAGCGGGCTTTATGTTTGATGTGCCTGTCAGGTGGTCAACAGATAATCTGATAGATGTTTTTCTCGCATATGAGATGGGACAGTCACAGATACCGATCATTGAGATACGGCCGTGACGGCTGATGTTACAACAACGATATCAACGTGCTGGCTTGTAACGCTAACAGATGCGACGGTGCTGGGGTTTACAGACCACGATACCGATTTGACTGTTGGCGCCCAGCTTTATAAAGCATCAGTCGGCTATACACCATCAGCAATTCAGAACACCACCGAATTATCCCCGGATAACATGGATTTGATGGGAATAATTGATGATGCCGGGATTAAAGAGGCAGACCTTCGGGCCGGTAAATATGATTACGCAACGATAAGAATATTTACAGTTGATTGGGATGACCTGCCATCTGGTGAAATAGAAACAAAGGTCAAGGGTAAACTTGGCGCTGTTTCGCTAAAGCAAGGACTGTTCAATGCAGAGCTTAATAGTTTAGCGTCTTTATTTAGTTCCAATGTCGGTGAGGCTTATTCAACATTGTGTCCTGCTGATCTGGGAGATTCCAGGTGCACGGTTAACCTTGCGCCTGATACCTGGGTACTGTCAACAGCCTACATCGTAGGCGATCAGGTCTCGCCTGTTACGTATAACGGCAGGACATTTGTTTGCACGACTGCTGGAACGTCACACACAACTGAGCCGACGTGGGATACAGACATAGGCGACACCACGTCGGATAATACGGTTGTCTGGACAGCGCAGAACGCTAAAACGAAAGAACTAACTGTAACAGGTGTTACAGATAACCTGACGTTTTTCGATGCAGCACAAGACGATGCGGATGATTATTTCGTTGGCGGATTGTGTACCTGGGTGACGGGTGACAACGCAGGATATAGGATGGATATTAAAGGATACCTGCTATCTGGTGGTGCGTTCGTATTATATGAACCTATGCCGTTTGATATTGAAATTGGAGACACTGCTTTAGTTACGACTGGCTGTGACAAGACTAACGGGACATGCAAAACGACATTCAACAATTTGAACAACTTCAGAGCCTTTCCGCATATACCGGGTATCCAAAAACTTCTCGGATAGTAGCGGCTGCGAGGGGGTGGCTAGGAACGCCGTTTAAACACCAAGGCAGGGTTAAGGGTGTCGGTGTGGATTGCGCGGGCCTGGCGGTTGGTGTGGCGCGTGAATTAGGGTATCCGGTTGAAGACAGGCAAGGCTATTCGAGATTGCCAAACGGTAATGAAATGGAGTCGATTCTTGATTCTCAATGTGAGGTTTCGAAATCAATTCAGGTGGGGAGTATTTTGTTCATGCCACACATGCGGACATTGCACATTGCAATCGTTACTCAACTAAATCCTACTTATATCATTCACGCCTATCAGCCGAATGGTAAAGTCGTTGAGCACCGGTTGGATTCTAAATGGAAAAAACGCATTAAGAAGATATACCAATGGCCGCACTAGCTGTACAACTTGCTTTTACCGGATTGGGAAATGCCATAGGCATTGGTATTCCTGCGCTCGGACTAACCGGAGCCGGAGTTGGCAGCTTAGTTGGATCGGTTGTCTCTTCGTTCCTGTTTCCGCCACCTGATGTTAAGAATTACGGACCTCGATTATCCGATCTATCGGTTACGTCCTCCACATACGGCAAGGCAATTCCTATCTGCTACGGAACCATTCCTGTATCCGGTGACATTATTGATGCGTCCACTATGTACGAGACGGCGCACAAAGAGACACAATCGGGCGGCAAGGGTGGCGGGCAAGAGGTAAGTTATACTACCTACACTTACTCTGTGGACCTCGCAATTGGACTATGCGAGGGACCAATCGACGGCATTCTTCAGATCTTTGCTAACGAAAAACTGATTTATGATGCCCGTGAGAGTTCGAACTTTCTAAAACCGTCCTGGTTGAGTTTAACTATCTATAAGGGCACGGAGACACAACTCCCAGATTCAACGCTTGAGGCGTTACACGGTGCCGGTAGTGTCCCAGCTTATCGCGGATTGGCTTATGTTGTGTTTCCTCGCTTTCCGTTGCAGGAGTTTGGCAACCGCCCGCCTACTTTCCGTTTTGTCATAGTCAAGAATGGCGACGAGACAATCAGCGAAAACGTCATTGATCTAAGTCCGGTATCAACAACCGCGCACGGACCAGTCTATTTCGATGAAACGGGATTGATGTATGGATCGATAGAGACAAATCCATCGAGCGGGTCGCACAATCTTTTTGCGATTGACCCGCTGTCTAAAAATATCGTTTGGTCCACTCCACTGGTCGATCCAGGCGGGGCTGATATAGATCAATTGCACACTCCTGAAGTGGTTTCGATAGAGACGACCACAGGGATAGTTGTAACCAGTAAAGATTATGTTGTGCTCACTGGTAAGGGCGGATTGTCGGGTGACAATGCTCGGATTGCATTCGTTGATGCAAATTCCGGGTATGTCTATGACGTACAGGAGTTAGTTAATACGGGTAATGTCTATTACGACAGTGCAAGAGCCTTATACCCCGACCAGTTGGTTTTTATTAAAGTAACGAATGGATTGGTAAATCCTGATTTTTTTTCCGTTCATGTTTTTGATAGAGAGGATTTAACCCAGGCCCGTTACGGCATCACGCTGCCGGATGATTGGCAGTTGGGCGGCGATGGGTTGGTCGCCATAAAACAGGCTGAGTTCGCAATGCTCGCAGCCGAGATCGATGAGATTGCAGGCTCTGATGTTGGTGTTGCGATCTGGTCAGATGAGTTCAGGCCGTCCGGTTCTGGATATCAGCCCGATTACACCATAGTGAATTTAGGTTCTACTATGGACGGGTTGATTACCATCCGGTACGATGCCGCGCGCGATCTATTCATTACCGCCAACGATTACGGCGACGGACGAATCGAGTTTACCGAGATCGACCTGGACGGTAACGCGACAACATACAACTGGAATACGTTGTATGGGATATCAGCATCCTTTGATCCTTCCCCATTGGTGGGTGATGAGTTCGAGAACGGTTATTTGTGGGTCAGGACGGTTGACGATGATTTGTATCGATGGGACATCGCGAACAAGACGACGCCGGTTGAATATTCCGACACTACGGCAAATCGAAACTTCCATTATGAATCCGTCACCCAATCGATGTGGGGTGCGGTGTCGGACGATATAATTGAATACCAATTCAATCGGCTGGCAGATAATCAGGTAACGCTCGCCAGTATCGTTGCCGACCTATCCGGCAGGGTGGGACTTGATTCAGGCGATTATGATACATCCGAGATTGCTTCAACTTTGGTACGTGGTTATGTGATTGGAAATATCATGCCGGCACGTTCTGCCATTGATCCGCTAAGAAAAGTATTTCTATTTGATCACGCCGATACCGGTGCTCAGATAGAGTTTCGCCCGCTTGGTCAATCTGTCGTGCGCACGCTGGGATTAGACGACATTGGCGCACATGCTAATGGTAGTTCTTCACCACCAGTTATAGAAATTGATCGGGTTCAAGAAATCGACCTGCCGAAAGAGCTAAGTGTTACTTACATGGATGTCAATGCTAATTATGAAATAGGCCACCAACGGGCTAGGATCATTTCAAGCAGCTCAAAACAAAGTATCGGGATAGAATTTCCAATTGCCCTGAATCATACGGAAGCAGCACAAGCAGCAGATGTATTGTTACATCTGGCCTACATTGAGCGAGAGAGCTATAAAGTCCAGGCAATGCCGGTCCATGCAGATTTAATTCCAAGTAACGTTATTAATATAAGCGACGGCACCACTGTTTTCAGAATGGGAATTAAAGAGAAACTTAGCGAGCAGGGTGTTATTAAGTTAACCGGTGTTCGAGATGAACCGGCTGTCCTTACGTCAACCGTTTCAGGTGGCGAGATCACAGGACGTGACGCCACTATCTTCATTGCTGGGATTATGCAGTTTAGCTTATTGAATGTCCCTGCGTTACGCGATGAGGATATGGCAGCAGGGTTCTATCTTGCTGGTTATTCCTATTCAGACGGCTGGCCTGGTGGTGTGTTATTTCGCTCTAACGATGGCTCTGTATTCGGCGAGGTGGCAACCATCACGACACCAACAACTGTCGGTAGGGTGTGGAATACGCCAGACGGCTCTGATTTCAACTTAATGGATAATTTGAGTGAATTAGATATCACGCTTTATGCGAACGAACTATCGAGTACAACTAAGGCGCTTTTACTCACATCCAATATCAACGCAGCAGCTTATGGCGCAGATGGTCGGTGGGAGATAATCCAGTTTCAAAACGCAACGCTTGAAGCAGACGGGCACTATACGGTTACTGATTTAATCAGAGGACGGCTGGGAACAGAGTCGGCAATTGATCTACATCAAACTGGCGATCTGTTTATATTACTCGATGGCGTGAGGCGAATCACCGCAAATCAATCTGATATCGACACCGATTTACTTTATCGTGGTGTGACGCTGGGCCGGTCAATCTATGAGGATACTAATCGAGAAATAACCCACACGCATGAGGGCTCTGGGTTGATTCCGTACTCTCCTGTGCACTTAGTATCAATAACCGATTCTGCGCTTGACGTGACTTTGACCTGGATGCCGCGGACCAGACAAATATGGCGGAACTTCTGGAGTGCAATCGAGAGCGATGCCGAAGCGTATGAGGTGGACATCTACGACGATACACCTACGCTTTTAAGGACTGTAACCGGGCTTAGCAGTGCAACAACGACATATACAAGAGCGCAGCAAGAAACCGATCTTGGTGACGACACGCTGGATACTGTGACATTTAAGGTCTATCACGTCTCAGACGTAACAGGGCGTGGGCATGTCGCGGAGATTGACGTTGAGTTGGGGCCACCTCCAAACCCAATTAAGGACTATGTTTTGACCCTGGGAAGTACGCCCGGTCCATACTTGTATTGGGGCAACGATATTTTAAGCGGCACTGAGGTGACAAGCTGGGGCACCTATGTCGGTGCAAACGAAGATCTCGATCTGAAGGGCGTCCCAGTTGGCAATCTGGGCCAGGACTCAATGTTCTATAACGATCACGGATTCTCGATCAAATTTGAGGCTGCGGACTACGCCCACCACAATGCCTTCTCATCACTGGCTACCGGGACTGACAAGACAGCTAGTTTCATGTTTTTGCTTGAAACATCGCCATCGGCAGATCACGCTATTTGGTATATCGACGGCTATCCTTCTGCTTTTGAGAAGATAAAGATCGAGCTGCTGAGCACGAAGCACATTAAGTTCAGCGTTCGGGACACCGGAGACACCACCTGGGTCGCGCTTACATCCACCACAGCACTTTCGCTTGATACACCTTATTTAATCACGGCCAGTATCGGCAGTACCGACGGAATGAAGCTGTACATCAATGGGACCAAAGAGGCTTCTAACGCCGGTCAGACAACCCATCTGGTTCCCAGTTCGACCCACAGGATAGCGCTAGGCGATGCGGTTGATTTGCGCGTTGCCAATTTCCCGGATGTGCGGTTTGATAACGTTATGTATTGGAAAGACCAACTGACCGACGATGAAGTGTTAGGGATTTGGAATAGGGTTTAATTATGGCAACAACACCAAGATTAGGAATTACTGAATTAACCCACGGCGAGATAAACGGCGATATTACATTCAATGAGATGCTGCAGGTATTGGATGCCCTGGTTAATACTGTTATAGAAGAGTTGAATGCGGCAAGTCCTCCCGGCAGTCCTGTACACGGTGACCTGTACACGGTTGGAACGCCCGCCAACTGGGACGGCACGCCTGTACTTTACGATATCGCTCAGTATTATAATGGCGCTTGGTACTATTACACGCCGCATGAAGGAATGAATCTATATGACAAGGACACTACTACTGATTATCAGTTTAACGGTACTATTTGGGCTTAGTGGCTGTGATAGGCAGATATACATTCGTTATGCTGCGCTAATTCGCTCTTGTGCAACTTAAGGGTTCGTTTTAATACCCACCCACAAGACCGAGTGCGATCTTCGGGCGCGTTCCTGACGCTTCCACGCGCCACTTTTCAGGTTCGGTGTATTGACTAGCAAGAACTGATCAGCCATCTCAAATCCGGTTTCGGTGATCTCTCTCAGCACATCCAACGAGACAAGGTGCAGTCGGTTCGCGTAGCTCAAATCTTGGCATTTCACCATGATTCTTCCCCCAACCTTTAGCACTCGAAACGCTTCCCTTATCCCGTCCGCATAGAGTTGCATCACATCATTAATGGTGTCGAGTTTTCCGAGTTGATACGCCTTTGCCATCCCGTTCCCGCCAAACCCCTTTGATCCGTGTCCCGGTCGATACGGCGGATCAAGCACCACGACATCTAGGGACTCGTCATCATGCGGAAGCTCACAGCAACTCACCCCATCATCCTTAATATCGTGGCAGAAGTCCGGCTCGCGCAGGTTCCGCCAGAATGCGCCTCGTCCATACGTCACATCTGCAATCACATCGTCGTCTTTGATCCAAAGTCTCGACACGTTCTCCATCAGTTCCGCGTTCTTTCCAACCACGGCAGACATGGACATCGCGCCCCCCGGCCCGACTGAACCCTGTTTGCTGGACCATGCAACAGGGTCACGTTCTGGCATAAACCGAGACGAACAACGGGATGCACGCGAACCACTCTCTCGTTTCTCGTTCATGGTCGGTGATCCTTTCCGTTATGTTGCACTAATACGCTCCTGTGCAATCTTAAAATATTCTTCAACCTTCTCAATTCCGATAAAATCACGATTGTTTAGCTTTGCCATCTTGCCAGTTGTGCCGCTACCCATAAATGGGTCAAAGACTGTATCGCCTTCGTTGCTCCATGAGATAATATGGTCGTTTGCTAAGATTTCTGGGAACGGTGCAGGGTGGTCACTGCCCTTTTGTGTATCAAAGCGCCAAATGTTATTTCGCTTCCCATAGGGTTTGCGGCTGACCATCCTTGTTTTACCTTTTCCATTCTTATCTAGGCCACCGTTAACCTTTACAACTCCAGATTTAACCTTATTCTCCCTATCTTTTATCAACTCTCCATGATACGGCTTGCCTTTCACAAACAGAAAAACAAATTCAAAATTCTGGCCGTAGTAGTAGTTACTGCCAAGACAACCACTGCCCGTCTTTTCCCATATCATGGTCTCAAGGTTAAACCCGCACTCCATAGCATATAGAGCCTGCTTGAAGCTGGTTCCCGTTTCGCTACCTTTTATAGTGGCATCACCAACGACCCAAACAACAACGCCACCATCTTTTGTCACTCTATAGAGCTGCTCTAAAACAGGTTTCCAAACATGCTCACCCCATTGGTCATTGTTGCCATTGTATGTACGGAGATTATCGTATGGTGGCGAAGTTACCGTTAAATCAATACAGCCACCTTCCATTTCTTTCATCATCTCAAGGCAGTCGCCTTGCAATAATCGTTCAGCCATTCGTAATCCTCAGTAGGCACAGCATAACAAGCGCATAAACTCGGACGCGCTACGCTTGCCGGTTAGCTTGTTCGAATCCCGTCATGCTGGATAGCATCTCGTTCTGTACTGCACGATGTCTCTGACTGTGCTGGCCCCACAGTTGAATTTGCTGGC